CTCGGAAAGGCGTCCTCCCCCTCGCCGGCCAAGCCTACAAGAACATGATCGTCACGACGACGGTCGAGGTTCCCGCGGGCTCGGATACGGCGGATCCCCTGAGTGTGCGAGCAGCAATGTCTGCACACATCGGAGCCCTTTACCAGCAGAGCGCTGGTATCGGGGAAACTCTTACCCAAGGGGTGCTCTGACCAGTGCTTTCGGGCACTTGACAGATTTGCTTCAGAGTGGCTACCGACTTACCAAGTCAGTCGTAAGACTGATCCGGTAGTTGTTCGCCGTCCTGGAGACACCTCTACGGTAGTGGTTCGGATCTTCAACTGGGCCTATTAAGGCCCGTGAAAGGAGAGTGTTACGTGTTTCCCTATCAGGAACTCGTTCTACGCCTCAAGCTCGATTTCGCTGAGCATGCCGGTTACAAACACGACTTCGGGATTCCCATATCTTCTGATATGGGGCTCGCTGACGTGCGGATAACGCTGCTAGGTAGGAGCTTCCTTAAGAAGCTTGCACCGAACGGCCAGTCCTCTGACGCAGACGCCAAAGCCTTGGAGAAATTCCTTGGCATCAACGCGAGCGTTACGACTGGTCCGTTTGTGTACCCTACCGAATCGGAACAGGACTCCCTATTCTGGGATTACTTTAGGGATAACTTCCTAAAGTGCCTGACACCGAGCGACGCAAACGGGGAGGAAATTCCCTTCGACCTCGGTTTCATCCGAGAGACGTTTGCGGCGGGTCCGGGCGCTAGTCTGTACTGTAAGAATGACAGCTTCTACACGAAGCTGTTTAACTCGCAGATCACAGCTAGTGACCCGTATCTGCTCTCTCTTTACAGAGCGGCTATCTCCGAATCCGACTTATGGTCAAATGCAGAAATGCTGCGATCCGCTAAGTTTGGAGAAAGGATAGTCTCGAGCAATCGTTTGTTCTTCGTCCCGAAGACAGCAGAGATCTCGCGAAGTTGCTGTACTGAGCCTCTTGTCAACATGATGTTGCAAAAGGCCCTCGGTGCCTTTCTGGAAATGTGTCTGGCCAAGTCCTTCGGCGTGAGCCTGAAGACCCAACCTGAGCATAACCGGGAACTCGCTCGACTCGGTAGTATCGACGGTGCTTTTGGCACCATAGACCTACAGAGTGCTAGCGATAGCATTTCATGGTCACTCGTTCAGCGTATATGTCC